CGCTAGCTATACTTCGTATATGAGCGTTAGGTGTTTCGTTGCCGCTTCCGAAATAACATCGTACCTTTTCAAGGCCGAGGAACCGCGTCCACTTGTTTGCAACGCCATCGAATACACAATTGTACCCGCCGATCAGGTTGCCACCAGAACCTGACGAATCAATGTGGGCATCGACGCCACCTACCCAGCCTGAGCTGTTATTAACATTTGCATAGGGCGTCATTATGTCGAATGGATTTTTGCGTTGAGAGATAAGACTCTCCCAATTCTCAAAAAAATCCAGCAGGCTCATTGATGTTCCAAAACTAGACCCAACCCAAACGGCTGAGAATAGAAGATTCTCGCCTTTGTATATTGAATTAAGTCTAATGTTGCCTAGAGGCAGTCCGCCCCTATGTATTCTTTCACAAAGTATCAAATCTAGCGTAACTGAATATTGCGATACCGCGTCCGATTTCGCATTTTTGTTAAGCCCGATTGAATTTAGACCTGTGACCGTGTATACGTAATCGCCGATTGCGCAATTAACGTCATTGTAATACGCATGTGTGAAAGCACAGATCGGCGAGCTTTGCTGCACAGTTCCGAAAATGTACGGTATTGGATCGCCGTAGGCTGACCTAGGACTGGTAAACGATCCCACAGTCCCGTTGGCGTTTTTGTTGGCGCTCATCGACGCTATGAGCGAAGGCACGTAGGTTACTGCGGCTGCGACAACTGCTACAATTACGATTAGTTCAAAAAGACCCATGTTATAGTTATACCTTTATCGGCTTCTCAAAAGGATTGCTCTTTTCAGTTGGCATCCACGGGAAACCGCCAAATCTGTCAGTGTTGTTGTAACCTGTACAACTTGATTCGTAGGTCGGATTGTTGGAAAAACTAATAATCTTGCTACAGCCCGGCCACAGCTCGTAAGTCCCGCCCGTCGCGTCTAGTGTAAACGGTTCAGCTAAAACAACCTTACATGCGGAGTTGCCGACACCGTACGTTTTTGCAGGTTCCAAGTAGTATATTGACCTGACTTCATTCTGTGACGCTGTGTTAAGGTGCAAGGTTCCCCGCCGATACCAGCCTATTGGCGCAGGACTACCCCAACTGCCCAACTGATAAACGGCTTCGCCTACGTTATTTCTACCAAGGTAGGCCACCTTGCTTGGTGGAAGAACAACTTTGTACGATGCGGGAGACTTCCCACAATTAACGTCACCAAATGTCCAATTGCAGCCAGGCTGCGTTATAGTCTTCGGAACCATCCCCTCAACAGCATTCTTGAAACTATCTGGGAACTTTAAAGTGCAAACTTCACCAGATATAGACGCCCCAACCAGAACTGTTTCAAATTTCTGTACAGGTGCATATGGCCAGCTTCGCTGGTAGCGCCTAAACACTAAGCTTGTTTTAGGCGGCGTGGCGAACATCGCTACTCGTGCTGCTACTGTCGAGCTAGCCGGAAGTTGAACTGAAAATTCTCTGCTTTCGGCAGTGGTAGATATTCCATATGCCGACCGGGATAGACCTGGCAAAGGGTGGTACGTCTTATTTTCAGCAACGTACGACAATTCGTCAGATGTATATCGGAACGTGATTACGTCCAGCTTAAACTCGTAGGTTTCAACGAAGTTGCTCATTAGTCAGACTTCTTTTCGATGTAAACTCTGTTGCTTGTACCAGGGTCGGAAGTTAGGGTCTGCGCCGAAGTCACTCTAAAATCTACCAGATCGCCGGCCGTTAGGTCTGCCTCCCAATAATCTCTAACAGGGACGGCGTCAGCTGCGGCGGCAGATAGCCTCTTATTTCCCGTTGCCCAGCCCGTGGTCGCGTTATTGCGGAAAACCTCGATTCCGCCCCAAACGGTTCCGGCTGTGTAAGATCCCCAATACACACCCATGGAAAACCGAAAAGCATACCTTCCCGTTACGGGGATTGTTATTTTGTTTGCACTGATCGCAGCCCATGCTCCGTCTGAATCAAGAATTGAAATCGGGCACACATACCCTGTTACTCCGCTTGCAGATATACTGAGCTGCACTTGGATGCGTTGCTGCATGTCAGGGCTAACTTTAACTGAACCAAGGTCGCCTGTTGCAGTTCTACCAAGAACCGAACTTGCCGCAATCGCTTGACTAATTATATTTCCAGCAGCCCGAATCACAACGCTCTGCACCGATATGGCCAGCGCTGTTGGCGAAGCTGACGCAGATGTCGCATTAGCTAGCGTTGAATTTGGAGCGATCCCAGCCATCATTCCTGGCTCAACTTGCATCTGATACAAATCGCCAGATGCATTCCACGCCAGTACGCGATTTGCAACTTTTGTAATTGCTCTAAATGTACCTGTCGCAGTTCTGCCCAAAATTGAACTCGCCGGGACTGGTATTTGAGCGCACATTGCAGAAACGTCTGTTGCATTTCCAACAAACGAATTTGCTGAGCAAACAGGCATCGCATGCACATGATCGCCTGAAGCCACACACGCTGTGTCGCCAGCAGAGGCCGTTGAAAAACTAACCGGACTCGGAAGCACCCCTGCGTTGCCGGCAATATCAGACGCGTCTATGATTTTACCATCGCTTGTCGCGTCAACAATCTTAAGCCTGCGGGAAATGCCGCTGCTTACAAGGCGAACCGCCGAGGCTTTTATTTGGTCAATTGTAGAAGGATTACTCATAAGTCACCACCAGTTGCGCGTCGTCAGAGTCGAACATCAAATCTCCGTCATCTGTGGTCAACACGTCTGCCCACAGTGATGTGAACCACTTGGTCTTTAGTTCCGAGGTATAGTCGACGGAACCGGGGGTTAGTCTCAGTTCGGGTACAGCCCAGTCGTCGCCAGCGGCAAATCTAGGTGCCGACCCCATATTGACATTTGAAAAGGTGAACGACAAGACCGATTCCTCGGCAACCTTCACTCCGTTTACAAAAGTGCGTAATGTTTTTGTTTCGCTTGTGAATACTATTCTACATACGAACTCTTTTCCGGCGCGACTACCTGTGTATGCAGAGTGAGTAACGTAAGTTGAAGATGGACCATTGAAAACTGTCTGCAAGTAATCGCCGTTAAACTCTAACTGAATGCCGCCAGTTGATCTTCCTCCGTCAATCACCCGACATATTCCAGAAGACGTAGGTCCGAATTGTGCAACAAAACTAATTGTCCAATCTGACAGACCGTTAAAGTATTTGGTCCATGACGACAAGTCTTGTGCAAATGTTCCGAAGTCGGACGTGTACTCAAAATACGCCGACGTTAGCTTATCTATCCCGAGGCCCACAACATTTCCAGAAATGGTTATATCTGGTCCACCATCTCTGCCATAGGTTTCAGTGGCCTGCGCGCTGCCGCCAACGTAATCCCAACGCGAAGTATCTACGACGAGGTAATCGTCATCAGCCACCGTAGGATATTCACCTTCAAATTCAGTTGCGATGAAGGCTGCAAGCGACCCTTCTTGCGACCGGCTATACAGTTCAAATCTGGCAATTTTTCCGGAATGGTTTAACCCAATAGTTAGTGTTGACGCAACGCCACCTTCGGAAAACGTACCTGAGCTTTCAGCATCAAACGTGCCGTCGATGTACAGTAGGTCGGAATAATCCCCCGGTGTAAACACTAAGGTGTGTCTAGAGCCAAACGACAAAACGGCAGAACTAACTATAGTCCGCCCCCGTCTGTAGCAGATCACATGCCCTGCTGTATCCAACCCTATCTTAAATCCAGAACCCAAGTTCAAAAGACATTCTGTTCCCCCGTACGAACTTCCTACTTCTATTCTAAACGAGACGCCAAACTTTACTTTTGTAAGCAAAAACGTGAAGTCGTCAACTGGGCCTGTATATCTTAACCCATCTGTGCCTGAAGTGGACCACGCTTCCTTGGCATTCCAGTACGATGTGTATACGGCTCCTGAAAATGCATTCCCTCTTGTGCCTGCGTTAGCTGCGCTTACCGTCATTGCACCTGAGTGAACATTGTTAATGTTAGTTCCGTAAATTTCAACCAACTTGCTTCCGATGGCTGAAATCGAATAGTCGTTGCGGATCGCTGTGGCTTTGAAGGAGACAGAGCTAAACGCTTGAAAGTGTTGGAATCGAAATACGTCGTCCGACACTCTTGCTAAAACGGCGACAGCCACACGTACAACCGTACCTGTCAATATTGAATCTACGATACAGACCACGCGCCCTTCAACAGTGCGTGTTCCTCTGACGGTGACTATCTGCACGGAACTGTCGGCGAACTCAACTGCCGCGCTCTTGTAAGGGGACGCGGCCCAGAACCGCTCATAGCCGTCGGCTGCGTAGAAGCCCCCCTGGCCGTATCCGTCGGTCTGGAAGGACAGATCCCAAAGGGGTAGCCAAAAGTCGCTCTCAGAGCCGCGTACGAGATCCATGAAGGTTCGCCAGCTCTTCAGTCGCGCAGGAGGGAACTCTGACGTGAAGTCGAACTCGATACGGCTGTTCCCCCACAGCGACCTGTGGGCGGGGAACCCGTCTGCCGTCTCGACCCTGAGCATCCCAGAGTTTACGCTCAGTGTGGAACCATTTGTCAGGTTCCTTTCAACCAGAGCTAGCTTCCCTGCCGCACCTACAGAACCAACGTGAAATGGCTCTAGTACAGTGCGAGCCTCACTTCGGTACAAAAGTGCATCCAGCTTATATTTACTTGGCCCGTAGTGTCCCGCCGACCCGAAACTTGACGTACTAATCAAACCGTCGCGAACAGGGACGACATGCGTGAATTTGTCCGGCGCACCGTACTGATGCGAAGCGAACTTTATCAGAAGGTCATTCGACGAACTTAAAGCAGCTGACGCCAAAACCCACACGCCATTCACGCTAACTAAAACCTGCTCGCCTGTACTAGAAATAGGCAAGGTGAACCTGTCGTCTGTGGCGACAGCGGTAAGCGTCAATGAATCGACCAATACTTGATCCGCTAGAGGCGACATCATGTGCCACATTGGCAACGAAACTTCGTCCCTAACGGTAAGCGCGTCCGAAAACACATCAAAGCGAGTGCCCACAGATTGGGTATCTGTGGGCATCATCTCAGCTGCGCCGGTTACGGTGAACTCAAGCGACACAGTTTCGTTTGGGTAGTCTATTACACTATCCCTAACTTCACGGTTTGTAATCGACGTTGATATTGCCGTTTTCCAAGTGAAGTACTCTGTGAAGCCTTCGTCCGGCCTATGTAGGATTAGCTTTTTCACGCAGATTGCACCAGCTTTTTGACAGTCTTGGCATTTCTGCCGATAACCTCGATGATCATCTTATCGCCGGCAGCATTCTTAAGCGCAGATTCTGCTTCGGCCTTATTTGACACAACTGCCACATTTAGCGTCAACTCAACCGATCCTCCGCTAGTGGCTTCTCCGGAACGAAGCTTATCCAAGTTTTTCTTACCGATACGTTGTGTGGATTGTGCGTCGAACACATACTCTCGCCCGTGAACAACACCTGCCGTATCGTTAACTGCCCCATCGCCGGTATAACCACCAGACTTGTATCCGGCGGTATTTTGGCTAGCAATCGCAGATACATTCTGCATTCCTGTCGCAATGGCACCTGCGGCAGCCGCCGCGCCTAATGCAGGGCCGACGACAGGGATGCCTGCCATCGCTGCGTATGCAGCTGTCGCAGCTTGATAGGTCTGGATGGTTGCGTTAGCTATGGCAGCCGCCTTGCCAACGGCAGACACCTCTTTGTTTGACGACTTTTGCAACCCTTCAAAGTTTGAAAAGAAGGTTGTAGCAGTGGCAAGGTATTTGTTTTGATGGTCGATCCTTGCTCGCAACATCAAAACGTTCGCGTCTTGCTCTCCGATTAGGTTTCGACGCCTAAGTTCGGCAATCTTACGATACATCTCACGATGAAGCTCGACGTTGGCGTTCGCGCCTAGCGCCGTCGCTTCAGTGCTAACCCCAATGCCTGCCGCAAGTTCGTTGACATTTGTAGCCTTGAACCCTTGCGCTCCACCACCTGTGGCCTGAAGTGCCTGCGCCCTAAGTGTAAATTCTTTAGTCGGGCGCAGGTATTCTTGTCCATACTCGAAAACCTGGTGTCGTTCTGCGTCAAGCTTCTTGAGCCTTTCCAATTCGTAAGCTTTATTACGAATAGTGTTCACCTCACGTTCAGCGCGTTCCGGTGAGTAACCTGCGTCAATTAGGCGATTCCTCTCAGCTAGAAGTTCATTTTCTACCGAGCGATACTGGTGCCCAATTCGCATAAGGTCCAGTTCGTTCTTATACGCCTTGTTCCAGTCGTAAAGAGGGTCCGTCGCCTTTTGCAAAGCGAGGTTTTGTTTATTTACCGCCTGCTCATATTGAAGAACAGTAAGTTTGCCGCGATCCATAAGAATTTGAGCGGCCTGCATGCCTGCATTGTATGTCTTAAAAGTCCCGTTGTATTCATTGTAGATTTGGTCCAATGCTGCCTGAACTGCCGCCAGACGCTGTGCTTCAGCAATCTTATTCTTGATTTCTGAAGTCTCCTGTGCAGTCAGAGCAATTCTTTTTGAGTATAGAGTTTCTTCAATCTTGTCGAACCTACTTTGTCGCTCTCGTTCCTCTGAAAGCAGCATCGATCTTGAGATTTCGTTGTCTAACTCCTTTACGATCTTGCCTATTACAATTTCGCGAGCCTCGCTGGCCACGGTTAGTTTGTGTACCGCCTGTGCGTTCGCTCGGTTAGCCTTCTCCTCCTTTTCATGCAACTTTATTGCTTCAGCCAGCCTTTCGTTATAGTCCTCTCGATACTTGTCTAGCGCAGCATCGGTTCGCAGTACATTTCCGGCTAGAATCTGATTTTTCGACATGAACACGTCAAACGTCGCCCCTGCCGAAATTGCGTCATTTGATAGACTATCAAAGTTACGCTTGTCTTTATCAAGCTGCTTCTGATTGTCTTCTCGCAACGCTTTCATCCTGTCACTTCTAGCCGACTCGGCCGCATTCTGCTCGATTAGTTTTCTTGCCTTATCGCGCTCCGCGTCATTCAACGATGACGGGTCTTCGTTGTATCGCTTAACCAGGTCGTTCATAGACATGACTCGCGTGAGCCCTTGCGACTTACGAATCATATTGTCTATGCCTGTGGTTATCGAAGCCAATCCGCTCTTGGCCTCATTCATGTAGAAAATTAAAGTGACCAGCCCTGTAATTAAAGCCACCCAGGGATTTATTGCAGAAAGAGCTTGTAACGCGCTATTGTAGGTCAACTGTGCCGCAATTAAAGCCAACTTACCTTGAGTTGCCACCCCTTCAGCAACCGTTTGCCGGGCCGTCCACGCAACGGCCAATTTGTTTGCAGCCACGTACGCCGTTACAACCACTGTCACGGCAATGACGGCAGACGAAACAAGCTTGAACGCAGCGGGTATGCTATTTAACACAAACACTAGCGCCGAAGATACGCCGGACGTGGCCAAAAACTTTGACCCAGCCATTGTAGCTTCGGTGGCAATATTTTGAAAAGCCTGCCCGACGGTCATCTTCATTTTGCCGAACTTCTCGTCAGCTTGTTTTTCAACAGCGGCGAACGCTCGAATCATAATGTCAGATGTAATTTTACCTTGCGGGGCCAAAGCAATAAGCTCGGAACGAGTAACCCCCATTTGCTGAGCAATGGCGTCCATGGCTGTGGGCATAAGTTCCATGGCAGTTCTAAACTCATCACCGTCCAATTTGCCTTTGTTCAGCGCTTGCGAAAACTGTAGAAGCGCTGCTCCCGCCTCACCTGCCGTAGCTCCGGAAGTCGCCAACAACTCATTGATGGTCTTCGTCATCCTGAAGGCCATCTCTTGGTCACGTCCATTAGCCTTCATAGCTAGCGAAAATCTAGAAAACGCCTGGGCTGTGGTTTCCAGCGGAGCGCGAGTTTGAACGGCAATATCCTTTACTCGTTCAAGGTTAGCGGCGGCATCTTCAGGTCCATTTGAACTAACTGACAGTTTGTTGATCATCACCTGATAGCTGTCAGCAAACTCGATGAACTTTTGCGCACCTTTGAACGCAGCCCACAGTGAGCCTACAGTTTTACCTACATCCCAAATCTTCTCTTTTATCGAAGTGAATACGCCGGAAGTCTCCTCGACGGTTCGCCTGGTGCGGCGTGTCGCGCCTTCGGCCTCGTCGAGCGCCCTGGCCGCGCTACGGCCGGCATTGGCCACACCCTGAACGCTTTGAGACAACCCTGTCGACGCAGATGCCAGATCCTTGGCTCGCAAAGCAGCCAGGCCGAAGCCTGCGGACATTGCCGTGCTAGAACTGCCCACAGCAGCCAGCGAGCCCTTCATTTTATCTAGGGCCCTGTTGGCCAGGTTCGCGGCCTGCGCAATTTCACGGATCGTGACAGAGATCGTCTTATCTATCTTATCGACGATTTCAATTGATATTACTGCGTCGCTCATTTCTTGGCCTTTATTCTGTTGCGTCCGTTTGCAATAGCTGCGGCGACAAAGCCAGAACCTTGCTTAGATTTGCCTCGTTCAAGCTGGGATATGTATGCCGCGTTGTTATACAGATACACAGTGCTTCCGAACTTGCGCCCTGTTAAAATTACAGACGCCAACATTTGTGTAGCTAGCGCCGACAACATTTGAGTAGACCCGTTGGTTCCGGGGGCTGCTGGATCTAAAACAACAGGTATCGGAGTTTCACCTACCGATACCTGCCAATTGGACAGCGCCTTTGATGTATCAACAGGTGTGGTTACGGTAAGCTCCTTCACCATACCCAAAGCTGTCGAAACCACTTTGGCTGAAGTCTCGTCTTTAACCGCGCCTACCTGTCGTTCTAAAAACGATCCTAATTCATTCAGTCGCATAGCGTTTAAGAAGCGCTGCCGTTTGTTTCGCGTCTACCGTCAGGATAACGTCAACAAAATACGTCAGCTCGGTTCCGCTATACCCGGCTATCGTCTCGCCGTACCAATAGATTTTGCTTATCGGTATTCTGCCGGGAAGCTCGCCTAGCGACGTTCGCTCAGTATCCAGGTTTAGGTATGCGTTAAGCATGCCTACCATAGAAAAGTGAAGTTCTGGAGCGATCAAGGCTTCCGGAACCGGCATGCCTGACGAAACAGCCTGCTCTATTACATCACGGGCATGTTTCCCGTGTTCCCTCGACCACTCCAGAACTTCTATTAGTTTTTTGCGTCGGCTTCCACGTCGCCTTCGCGGTAGTTTGCCGCGTCAGCCGCCACTTGCCTGAGCACTTGCAGCAAATACGGCAATTCCCGTAACAGTTCGCGAGCATTGTCCTTGCTGTATGGAATCAACTTTCCGTCCCGTCCGCAGACGTTCTCCCAGTTCAAAAGGCACGCTTGAACAAAGATTTCAATCTCAAGCTCATCTTCCTTTGCCTTCGGCAAAGTGTCAGTTTTGATCTGGTGTCGATACGGCTTGTATACAGTATCGGTGATGCGCAGCCACCTGTTATTCAGCTGGCCGGCATGGGCAACCGTAAAGATGGCCTCTTCAATTTGAATTTTGATACCTTCAACAAGCTGGTTTTCGGAGGTGGCAAACTTTGAAAATAGGTTAGACATTGCAGGGTCTTTCTGCCCACACTCGTGGGTGAAGGCAATATAGCCGACCTTAGGTAGGTGTGGCAATAAAAAAGGCCCCCTTCCTCAGGGAGCCTTTAGTTAGCTTGCGGCAAGGTTCGGCAAATACGGGAAAAATTCGTAAAGCACCGTATGACCAAACTTGCTCTGGGCTCCACTGAGATCGAGAGGCACCATGATATCGGCGTCTTTCGCCACGTTAAGTGCATCAACTGCAACCTGAAGCAACGGAATATCAAACAGAAATCCGTAGTTTTTTAGCTTGTTTACGTTAGCAATTGAATACGAAACGTCTGCATTATTTCGTACCGCCGCTAGCGCAGCCGTGTCTGCGAAGTACGCAGAGATGGACCCTTTAATCTCGATATTGCCAACATTGACATCGAGCGCGCCAAGAACACCAAGAGCCTTGGAAGCCTTGGCGTTGTTGTTTACACTGATACTTGTTTCGGTGGCATACGCAAACAACTGAGAGCCGGCGCTTCCTAACACAGGGTTGATCGCCAGCTTGGTCATTTTCGTATCGCTTGACGTATTGTATGCATCCTCACCCTGAGCTGCCACTCTAGTTCCACCGCGAATAAGATCGCCGGTAACTCCAGCTACATACTTAACGTCGCACCCCACGAACGACATTTCGCAAGTGATTTTGTCCTGACCTGGAATGTTGAGCTTGAACTCATTCGGAACAGCTCCGTCGACATACTCTGCCATCTGCCCGTTAGGGCCTGCTCCGAGTTGCCGTTCCAGCGAATAGGTTCTTCGGACGATATTGGAAGATGACTGCTCGTTTTTGATGATCGTGCCGAAGAACATCTGCACGGTTTTCGCAGCCCCCGCGTCGCTAGAAGGGGCGGCCCCGCCCGCAAGCATGCAGTCATCCACCACGATGCTGGCTGCGCTTCTGGAGCGAACTCTGAACCACCCCGAAGGCATTGTATCGAACTTCGTTAGCGCCGAGTCCCCGCCGAGCCAGAACCACGAGCCGACCTGAATGTTCGGCATTGCATTTGCCGCGCTGCTCAGAGTGATCAGCCCTGAAGCTACTGTCGCCGATAGATCGCCTGCTGCGAACTGATAGCCAACTTCAGTCAACTTTGCAGCCGAAGGGGGCGAAGCCTCAACAACATTTCCAGTAACGGTAACCGCCGTTGCCGTTGCAGAGGTGACAACCTTCAACCCGTTGTTGGCTGAATTTGTAAACCCTTCGGCAAATACCAACATGTTTGGCGTATTGAACCCTGCTAGCCCGGTGGCGGCAACATAGGTTGTGGCCGTTGTTGACGTGATCGTTACCGCCGTTCCGTTCAACGGCGACGTTGCGGCACGTTCGTATGCAGTTGCAAACAAGAATCCCTGTAGCAATCTGTTCAGAGCACTCTTTGTGAAGTCAACGGTGAACCCGCCGTTTGCCTCAAGGTCGGTAATTGTGCCCTTTTTATTTTGCCGCGACGGGTCGATAGGCTTTCTGGCGACAGTGGAAATTTTGCCACCGAATGAGTTGTAGCTGTTAGGTTCCAATCCGTACCACACAGGGGAGCCTGGCAGGGACTTCAGCGACGTTTCCTCAGCGTACGACAGCGACGTTAGATTTGAACTTCTGGTCATAATTCCTCACTCTACACAATTTCGTCAAACTGGTACTTGGCCACAACTGCCACCCTGTACCACTGGAGATCCATGTAATAAAAATCGTCAATGCCAACTTCGTGCAACTCAACTCCATTTTGAGTTCGCACCCCTAGCAGTCTGTTTTTAAGTTTTCCCGCTAAGTCTTGCGCGCGATTAAACGAGCCTGCTACAGTTTTCGGGGCCCATATTTCAACCTGAAGCACGCCTGCGCTTCTGTGGCGAACCGCCCCGCTGTTGCCGAGCATCCCTACGCACGCACGCTTGTACGTTCCCGTTCGGACACTGACTCGCCCCCACGGTAACATTACGTCAGGCAGATGATCAACTTCCACGCCTTGATACCGAAGTTCAACCGAAGTTCCGTACACCAAAGCGGAGCTAACCTCCCAGTCAGACTTAACTTGCGCGAACATGTCGTTCACTGCGGTTATGTAATCAGGCATCACAACTCCAGTTGAATTTCGTAAAGCACATCTTTGTCAACCGGACCTGGCGCGTACCTGTCTACAGTTTTTACCCGCTTAATGACCCCGTTTCGTTTAACGTAATCTCTGCCTGTTGGTGTAAACCCTACAGGGGCCATGTACATCAATTCGTTTCCGCCGCGCTGTTCGATATTCTCTCGCCAGGTTATGTTCTCTCGCTTATCGCGTTCCACCGGAACAAATACGGCCAGAATTTCATGCTCAGTTTCGGTCACTCCTCCCGATTCTCGCCACGGTTCAGCTGAAGCGTTTTGAGTTACCGAAACCCAAATAGCAGTTGTGCCGAAACGGGCAATTAGCCGTTTCGACACCTTTTGCATCTTGCTGTAGTTAAACTTACTCATGCTCTGATGATCTCATAATCCAAACCGCGACGATAGTACGGTTTGAGAAGATTCATCGCAGCCGGAAGCGAAGGTCCGTCTAGAAGTCTGTCACGCGAATATTTAACCTTTATCGGTCCAACACCCTCCTCAGACGGCAGAAGACCACCATCAACTACCGGAAACAAATCGATCCCTTCGTGTACAGCAAGTGCCGCTGCACACTGAGCCATTCTCACGTTTTTAGGTACGCCTAGCGCCCTTCGGTCAACTGTACGCGGCCAACACAAACTCTGATTTTCAAATGAATGTTGGCCGACGAATTCAACATCCTGACCTTCTATCCAATCGCAGGCTTTGATGAGATAACTGCCCACAATTGGTGAATCCAGGATCGACATATCGACGCCCCTGTCCATGGCGTACAGCCTGAACTCGGCTTCCGTAACGTAACTGTTTGCGTCAGCTACGTCAGTCCCGTCCTCAATTACCAATGTGGGCATAGTCTCACAGCCATTGCGTTGAAATCAGGTCACGATTTTTGCGAAGTGGACGCAACAGTCGCCCACCCCGGTGCAACAGGCCCCCCGCTCGGCTGAGCTTGAAGGGGGGCCTGTTGCGTTGGTGCCTTGACGGCTTGAGGGGCCGCCATAACGGGACTCCCCTTGGCGCGAACTGCGACGGCTTCTAGCAGTGCCTTTCGCTGAGCTTCCACGACAGCCCTTCCGTCCGGAAGATGCCGGTAGTTCTCAGGTACCGCCCCCAAGACGCCGTCACACGCCTCTGGTGACTCCTGTGCGGCCAAGATCGCATTGCGTTGGCTCACAGGGAACCCGAGCTGTAGAACTTCCAACTCTTCCTCGGGCGTTGGGGCGTACTCGGCAATGAAGTAGATGATCTTCATGGTATTTCCTTACTTGACGCGCAACAGCACGCCACCTGCGTCCTTGAAGTCGGTCATTTTGAAAACCCAGTTGGTTGCAGTACCGAGAGCTGCCGTGCTAGGCGAAGCTCCGCCTGCCGTAGCATCCCACTGGTGGCCTTTGAGCGATAGGTTGAAATCCCATTCAGCCTGCCATGACGTTTCGATCTGCTCTTTTCCGTTGCGCTGAACGAGATTTTCACGGTAGTTCCGGTTGTCCTCGATAAGAATCGCTCCAGGAACCAAGCCCGCGATGAAATACTTGTTCGGCGTACCAACAGTCACCAGAGACGGATGATCGGTGATGACAATAGGTCGCCCTTGCGGGTCGCGAGCTACGTTTACGGAACCGTAGCTGAATAGATTGTTCGCATTGGTCAAATTTTGACCAAGGATATCGAAGGCGCACTTGGAGTTCATCACCCAGCAGTTCACCTTTGCATTCTGATCGCCGAACAGAGCAGCTGCGCTAAGCAGGTTCTTCAGAGACGCAGTGTATTCGGTGGCACTTCCGGTAACGTCCAGGTAGTTGGTCGCCTTTGCGGAGATGGCCGCAACATGCGCAGTTAGACCAACACTCAACATGTCATTGAACATGTCCGTTGCGAGTTGCTTTCCGAAAGCTGCCCCCTGTTCTGCCGGTGGGCGGCCGATCCAATCCATGGCCGAGTCATAGAAAATGACTTCCTTGGTTCCGCCCGCGACACGAACCGAGCGAAGCTTGTCCATGCTCGGCGACGCCTGTGCGATTGGAGCAACGCTGAATGCGTCACGACGACGAACTACATTCAATCGTCGCCAGAAGGTCTCCTCGGTGAAGGAGCCTGAGTTTTCTCCGCCCGTCATGACGATACCACCGTTAGTGGCAGCGTTGAAAAGCTCAACATTCTGGTTGAGAATTTCGACTGCGGTTCCGTATGCGTACTTGGTGAAAATTTGAAGGTCTTGGAGTGCCATTTTACCTCTGCTCAATCTTAGATTTTACCATGGCAGCTAAGTCTGCCGGTCTGAGTTGTTCCAACTTGGTTGAGCTGGGCGCCCCGGCCACTGCCGCAACCGTTCTAGCGTGGCCTCCGCCAGAAGCCTCCGTTTGCGGCAGGATAACCCTGAAGTCGTCGGATTTCAATAGTTCGGCTTTGAAATCGCTAATGCTTAGTGGCGAAGGCTTCCCGCTGGCGTCGAGCACCCGCACCACGGGCTCGTCGTTGGCATCAAGTTCGACATGCAAGCGGCTCACGACATGGGGCAAGCCGAGCTTCGCATTGGATTTGAAAACTTCATTTGAAATAGCCTGGGCAACTGCATCAAGCTTGGTTCTCTTAACAACCTCAGCTGCCTTTTCGACCTTGATGCGATTTTCAGCCTCAACCTTTTGAAGCTTTTCATTCCAACTCTTTTCAAGTTCAGCGACATCGCCGTTTTTTCTAGCCAGCTCTTCTCTCGCCTTCTCAGCCTCAAGCCGCTCCTTTGCTGCCTCTTCTTTGACTCGACGAGCTTCCTCGGCCGCAGCGTCTTTCGATCTACGCAACTTTTCAATAGCGTCGTCGTCTTCTGACGTATCAAGATCAAGTACATAGGCGTCCCCCCTGGCCTTGTACTCCCCCTTAAGTTCGTCACTCAACTTGCTATACTCTGCCGAATTGATTTTTCGCTTCAATGCCATAGTTCACCTACTAACTCTTTATACTTGTTTATTGAGATCCCGTCGTCAGAAAGAAACTCTGATTTTGACGAAATGTTCGCAAATGATAACCAGTCCCCGAAGCTGTGATCTTCAATCATCCCGCCTCCTGGCTTGTACGGTGCTGTGCAGGACCGGCAGAAGTTATGCGCCGGAGGCTTCGGCCCTAACCCAACTTTGTACACGTTAAGGTGCCTTGAGCGACATATGTCTGTCGTCCGCGAGTCTATTGTACTGATCCAAACGTATTCGTCAAACAAAGACAGCAACAACTGCTCTGACAAATGCGCAGACACCCCTTGGACAAGCGTGGACGTGCGAACGCTACTGTTCCTTAATACATCTCGCCTCGCTGCGTTCTTCAGAACGTCAAAGTCGTCTGTTAAATGTTGAGTGTTGCAGCTAACGACCAGATTTAATGCCGTGTTTGCTGCAAACTCTATTTGGGCTTGTAGCAACTGTTTTACTGTTTTTGCAACAGGCGTTACATACGCATTCTCTATGCTATAGCCAAGTCTTCCGTCAAACACAGACTCCTCAGCTTTGATGTATTCTAAAATATCGCCGAGCAGCGCATAGTACAGGGCCTCATCTCCGCCAGACGCCCGCATTTCCGAAAGAACCTTTCGCAGCTCACGCCTTGTAAGCTGCGCAAAGCTCTTTAAGCCTGCCTCAACTGAGGCAACAGCTAACATACGGGTGAGCTTACTCTGAAGCAACAGGTTGGAATGCGCAACTATAGTTCGCTTAAGCCTTTCCAACAAAAGCTGGCGCTTAACTGCCAAGTCATGCTGGTTTTGATTTGTCAGCATTTTGCTCCGCCTTTGCAGTAGACACTGCGGTTGCCTCGCTTATAGCCAACGTCGCTTCGAGATTAAGATCCGCCTCTTCTTTTCGCAGCTTATCTATTTCTTCTTTCGCCTCTGCGTCGTCTTGTGTGGCTATGCCTACTTTTCGCATAACTGTCCTTGCCTCAGACCAACTTATCAAATTGGCTTGCCACGACTTTACAACATCCTGGCGATCAGCTGACGACATCTTACTAATCTGAAAATCGTCATTTAGCTGGAACTTAAACTCGTCCGTTGGTAAACCAAGAAGTTCGCCACACAGCTTAAGTGCCCACAGATATGCGGCCGACACGTTTCTGGCACTAGATTGAAGTGATGAAACTTGAGCGCTGGCGTCTAAAGTGGCTTCGGTGGCGGTTCTCTGTACGGACGCCTGCTCGACCAAACGAGCGCCAATGGCGATCATCTGGTTTTCTTTCTTGTCCATTGCTTCCTTCAGCATTGTGTTTGGCGCAGCCTGAGCAATGGTCAGCGATCCGTTAGTTGGCAGCGGGATTCCGCCACGCGAACCAACCTGAATCTTCTTGCCTAGTACATTGTCGAACCAATTTTCAGTAAGGCCCGACACAGCAACAGTAGGCTGCCCTAGAATGAATGCGGCCTCTTCGTAATCTGCCGAATTCCTGTAGTGCGCCAGATTTAGCGCGGCAATGTCGTAGAATGCCGGGGATTCAGGTTCAACTGCGTTCGTGGTCATACCGATAAACGCAAATGGAATTTCACGCAGCGGTTCGCCGTCTGCGCCCAACATCACAGTTTCGTGAGTTTTTGCGTAGTTTAGATAATGCGACGTTTCACCAACAGTAACTGCCTCTTTTGGGGTCCAGAATTCAACAGTCACTTCATTTGAAACAGACCTGCGCAAAACTCTATACGCGTAAGCCGTTTCGACCGAAAACCCGTCCTCGCCTATTGTTTCGTATTCCTCTCGCAACACAACCAGCGTTAATACCTCTTGGGCGCCCCTGTCCTGAACTAGCCAATTTCGGATGTTTTCGGCTCGATACAGGGTGATGGTCGGTCGCACATGACCCGACTCCACCTGTGCCACAGACGTGGCCCCTTCCGTCTGTGGGAAGTCCACGAGCAAACCTGCCCGTGAGTACGCCAGAACGGCCCCCAAGGCGTCTTTGGCCTGCTGGGCTACCGGAACCCCATTCCCGCTGGCAGACGCCACCACCGAGTCTAGGCCGGGTGCGTGGATCAAGGGCGCCTTCTCAAAGACTGAGCCAACCAAACCCTGCTGCGTTCGTCTAGTTGCGTTGTAGAAAACGGCCCTGGTGATGTAGTCGGCATATCGCTTTGACCGCTCCTCATCATCCACCTTAATTGGGCTCGGATCCGGTAGATACTCCCTGGCTTTGCTTTTTATTTGCCGCTCTCCTGCAATGCAGTCCGCAATCACGGTGTATTGCGGTAAAAGCGGCAACAGAGAAGGTTTTACGAAAGTGACACCCTTTTGATTTGTATTTATCATGTGAAGGAAACCTTAAATCCTGACCCTACCGAATTCATGTCGGCGTGCAAAATTCTATACCGAATAACGTCATATGGATGGTCTTCGGCAGACGTGTCCACATCATCTTGATCTAGCTCAGACCGTGGCAGAACAGGAACTGTTGAAATTGCACCTTCGCAGCTCTCGCATATGAACAGTGCTTTTCCTTCGCGCTTTATTGCAGCGGAGAACCTATCTCTGACTAACTGCAATCCATTTTTTCTAGACCCAGGTCGCTTATCGCTTCGTATCCAACTCACACCATCGGCTTCCATTTTAGACGCAATTGAAGACACGTCGGCTTCGCGAACGTCAAAAATTTGGTTGTCGGCCGGACCTGCATACGGTTTCGTTGAAATTAAGCCTTGCGCCAACATGGCGTCTTCTCTGGCCAGAATTCCTTTGGCTATTTCTGAAGACGATAGCTTTAGCCCTACGTTAGTCCCGATCTCCTCGCATCCGTACCATTCTGCAAAAAGAACCACAGTCCCTCTCGGTGGGCAGAAGGTGTATTCTGAACCTTTGTATTCAACTTTAGCCTCAGTTCCGTCTGCTTCTGCAAACCACCCCACGTAGAACGGATGCGTCGACCCCCAATCGAACGCTCTGTCTATTCGCCACCCGGCTGGTATCTTGAATGGCGGCAAAATATGCACACTCCGCGACCATACGTCGTCAAATGCGCCGCCCGACACAACATCCCAGCTACCATCGGCCCATGCTGCACGTTTAGCCGGGTTTGGGTTATTCACGATGTTAGCTATGTACTGAAGGTCGAGCCTTGGGTTTTCTCGCCAGCTTCCGAATAGAGCAACTTGAGTTGTTTCAACCTCTTCCTCTCGATCCCCAAGCTTAATTTTAGTCTTTCGCCTAACTATCGTGCCGTACGGAGCAACGTCGATAAATCGACGTTTGACCCAATTGTGTCCGGGTCCGAACGGGTTTGTTGTGCAAAAAACTTCAAGAGGTATCGGTGGAACATTCGGATCATTGGACACAAACGAAGACCTGTTTGTGCTCAGCATTGCATCGAACAGCTTCGGGTCCGGGTACTTTGTCAACTCGTTCCAGCCGATAAACGGGTACTCGTGACCATGGTAGTCGTCATAGTCACTCTCGTCCGATGCTGCTCTTAACAAAAGCTCCTCGCCAGAAGGCCATTGCCAGGAATATTCACCCTTAGACGCTTTGAACTTGCATCCGTCGTTAAACTTTGGGAACCATCGCCTGGTTTTTGCAACAATATCGTCAAGGTTCTTGTACTCGCGATCAAAAATAATACCTCGCCAATACTCGCCATAGCCTATCCCGACTCTAGACCTGTATCGCATTATTTGGCAGTCTGTTTTACCAGGACCGCGAGTTCCAGTGTACAACGTTATCTGCGCCGGCGATGTTAGCGCCAAAGTTTGCGAGCCAGGAAACGGCGCCCAAATTACATTGGCATTGCTGTCCTTAGGCAACTCGAAAGCGGACATTAGTTGAGTTCCTTAACTGACTCGCCTGCAACAATTAACGCAGCTTGCTGTTTGCGGGCTTCAGTCTCCCAAGCGTCGCTGCTCGGCAGAACCGGAACCACCATTACATTATTTGTAACAGACACTTTGGCGGCAGCTTCACCAGGTTTCTGTATGTAACCGCGAACATCTGCATACAGTTTCGCAAGCTTTGAGTAGTCTTCAACGTCAACAGCATTGTTCATTCGATCCCAAAGGTCGTTCACAAACTCCGCCTTGCTAGCCAAGCCAGCCAAAGCATCGTCTTCAGACAGCCCTCGAATTCGTCTCGTTTCCGCGAGCACTACCGGATCTCCAGGCCATTCCTGGCAGATCCGGTAGCGCTCCCCGTCGTCGGACGTTACGGCAGACGCTGCGGCCCATACGTTGGTAGGGTCGCGAGCCAGCGCCCTTGCGAACACAATTTTTCTGTCGTCCCTATCGTCCATACCGCACCAATGTAAGTTACCAGCTCAAACTGGGCAAGGTGATCTTACCTTCAGCGCCAAGCCAAATGACGAAAGCTGCGAAGGCCAGAACCATGGCAACAAAGGCCAACCTGTTCTTCTCATTCACAAAGCTCTTTGCGATGTTAACTACTGATTGTTTTGTCGATAGTTCTTTTTCATCACTCACAGTAATGTCCTCCGTTAATACATAGTCTATAAGGCCAATGTTCGATTCCGACTCACGCCTAAGTTTAGTTAGCTCAGCGATATCCCCGCTGCTAGACAACTTAGGTCTGGATATCAGGATCGACTCGTTTCGCTTTTCCATTCTCCCCCAAAATCTCAAGTATCCTATCAAGCTTTAAGTTTATCTCCTTGTGAGTTGTGATCTGATGGTCTTCAATCCTAGTAAGTCGTTCATTGAACGACTTGAAAATTCTTTGGAACATCTCTACAACCCTTTTCAAATTGGCCACGGCTCTCCGTTTGCTCTGAGTTCCCGCCTGCGCTCAGCGGCCTTTACGCAATCCGCGTATCGTGTTTCGGTCGGTCTGACCAGTTCAATATGCGGATAGTCCGCAATGTTTCCTCGTTCCATTGCATCCTTAGGCGTCTCAACACCGTTGCCGTTCCAATCGGCCCCGCTTCGCACAATCACGCCTAGCTCGTCAGCTGCCTTCAAGAAGACGCCAATCAGTGTTCTGAACCGCGAAATCTTGGCTGCCTTGA